AAAGGATATAAAAACACATTTGTTAAAATGTTAGTATAAAGATATAAAAATGTTATAAAATTTATTATAAAAGATATCGCATTTATAGCGGATATGTTTCTTCTTAAACTAATAAATTATATAGTTAGTAAAACAAAAATAAAAGAAAAATATACTTTAGCTTTAAATATATAACTGTTTATGATTAGATTAATATTTTATAAAAAGACCACACATATTCTAAATGGTTACTAGGCGAATATGTGTATTAAATTATAATCGATTAAAATGTTCAATAATTAATAATAAATGTTATGAGATGCAAAAATACTACATCTCAATATTTAACTCAACGTTAACAAAATTATATAAGTGTGATAAACACACTATAAAACAAAACCAAAATGATGAAAATATCACCCCCACGTGGGAGGTGTAAAAACCAAATCGGTTTTATCTCACATTGTCATTAAAGACAGTGGGGGTATCACAAGCTCAGGTGAAAAATCACGAAAACCTGTTTCCTACGAACTACGAATCTCTGAAAATTGTATACCATGGTATACATAATCAGAGGGTGAATCACGACGATCATATGTTATATTTGAAGTGTCGCACTCTAAAACAATCTTCACAGTATTATCCCAAGTGCTAGTTGTCGATAGTGGAGTAGGGAAAGCTAGTACCAGATTCCCAAGTTGGGGACTCATACTAGTGGAATAATCAACTTTTTGCCAAGGTTCTGTGTTTAACCACGGAATTTGGATTTCAGTTGAATTATTCCAAGAACACATTTGAACTTTTTCAAACATGTATATTGCTTCATCTGGAGATGATAAAGCAGAGACATCAATGCTAGCTGGCAATACTGTAGCATATGGAATTACTTGGTTTACACTTGATGTCGCTAGTGTAATACGAAAGCGTGGAAGACCTTTCCATCTAAAATAACGTTTTGCTGTAGTTAATTCTTGTTTACCAAAATTAACATGATAAATGGGAAATGCTACAAAATTTAAGTTATTTGTAGCATTTGATAAAAGGAGTACAACTTTACCAACATAATTATATGCTTTTTCAATTTGTACTTTCGACATTTCATGATCCATGTGTTTTGGTAAGGTCTCCATTGTAGTACCTTCAATTTTATTAGTTGAATCTTCTTTTGTAAGATTTTCCTTTTCAAGGCATTCATTTGCCATTTTATTACTGCATTCCATTTCTTCAACAGGAAATAATTTACGAAAAGAAAATCTCTCACAAGCACATGGAGCACAATAACAGGTATCACATAATCCCAATTGTTCTACAACATCTACACTACGTCTTTGCCGTTGAGATTTATTTGAATATTGTCCCATATCCTTTAATTGTTTATATTCTTCATTTCCATGTTGTCTAATCCTAAATGTTGATGAATCATAATCCTTCTTATGTTTATACAATAATGGTGATGTGCTAAAGTATACCACCAATGACATTGCTGCATCATCAATTTGCCCCTCATTAACCATTATAGTCATTGAGAAATTGATATCAGTTACAGCAGGATCTTGAAAATTCCAGTAAGGTTGTATTTGGATATCTTGCACAGTAGGATCCCAGACTGTTCCAGGTAGTTGATTAATTTGATCATAAGTTGTATACGTTCCTAAAACTGCACGAAATTCTACATTAGAATAGGGATTCTTATTAGCTCTAATTATGATTATTGGCATTCGTGATTTAAAGACATGACGATGATATTCACGTGTATTAATAAATGGGTAAGTTGCTGCTATGGCACTCAAATTTACATTAAATGTTTGTGGAGTAAATTTATTTGCTGCAGTCCAAGTTAATTCAGTTAACCTCATATTATGATGATCCTCAGATACATTATGGTCAATCATTTTACCATATGTATCATCTGGTACAGATGAAATAGGGTTATATTGATATTCAAATATTTCTTCTACTCCCTGTACAATACGATATTTTTGGTAAATTAATGCACAATATTTTCTCTTTACCGCCTTTGAAGACATTCCCTGACCAATAAATATTACTTTGTTATCAGAAAATGCTGTTACAAGTATTTCAGAAGGATCCTGTGATATCACTTGATGTGTATATGTAATAGGATAACCGCAATTCATGAAACTTTCTGCAATTATTTGTTGATCATTATGATAAATCCCTTTAATTTTAAAATTAGATGGAAAATTATCATAAAATACACGATGTTCTAGTATTTCTTTAGAACGAACATCGGTATCTACTTGCTCAAGAGCAAATAAAGTGGGTGCAAATGTTGGTACAGCACCAGATGTAGTATATCCAATACGAAGATCACCTGTTGTTGTTAAAGGCATCTTATTTAATGAACTATAGGTCAAATCATAAGTTCCCGTAGTATATAACACTGGTACATTAGTCAATTTTGTTGATCCAAAATTGGATCCAACAATCACTCTATAAGAAGTTTCATTTCCATAACTAAGCATATTAGTAAAAGTTGTTGATCGAAGTGTAAAGGCTATATATAGATTACCACTTGTTATCAATGGTGAAGTTACTCTATATGAAAAAGCTGCACCTACAGTAGATGCTGTTATATTAACTTTATTTCCTGCAGGGATTATATATAACTGACTAGGAGGTACATCACTAGCAGTACTACCATATAAATATAATGGTTGTACTAACAATGCATCTGTTGCAGGTATTACTATAGCTGTAGTACCAAATGCGGGATGTCTTAAAGATGTTACCGACGTGTTAGCTATTGCAGTAAGCAATGTTGCTTCATTAAGTGGTGATGTTATACTGAGAGTAGATGACCCCAGTGAGAAAATACTATCACCTCCAGATGAAGGCATACTAAGAGCAGATAATGACATCGAAATAGGATCAGTTACCGTAACAGTTCCTAAAACAGTTCCAGGACTAATACTTGCACCAGATGCGCGTACTAGCAAGTTACCAACAGATATGGAGCCAGGTAAAACTGAAGATGTAACAGGTATAGGATCATATGTTTCGAAATTAACAGGTGAAAAATACACTGATATTGTTAAAGGTATTTCATTGCCCTCATTGTATACAAGAGTAGATGTCTCTTTAATATTTAAATAACCAAAAATATCACTTTTAGGAGTGGCAATTTCAGCTAAATATCTCGTATATGACCAAGGCATTAAAACATAAACTACATTTTGTCTGCTAGGATTCCAATTAAAACCCACAGCATTTAAATGTTGGTTATTTGAAAAAGAAGGTGTCACAAATGTTCTTGATACCCAAAAATTTTGAGATTGAGATAAAGCTGGCTTACAAATAATCTTTGCTAAGATATGACCCGAATAATATTTAAAAGGTTTCAAATAATATTCAGTTCTATCAGATAATGTTGGAACCATAGAAAATTGTGGATTCCCAGCAACTGGCGTACTTGTAAACCGACCAGAATAATTATGTCCTTGTTCTGGCAAGGGAACATGTGGGATATAATCCTTCACATGATTCATATCAATCTCTGAATCAGTTAACAAAATAACCTCCCTCATACCTTCTGGTGTCATCATATTACGAGTAAAACGGGCATTGATCTTCCCAGGAGAAAATGATATATCGATTGCTTGATTATCAGATGAAGTCTGATATGTATTGAGTAATTGAGAATGGGGTTGAACCCATTGCAAATTAGATTCGGATTCATTAATAGTAGTATTAATAATGTTTTGACACTTAGTGTCTGGTTCAATAATATTGTTATTATTATTCATATTTAATTTTTGTACACTTACTAATAAAACACAATCATACTGTGTTTTTAAATATATCTAGCCATTAAATCCATTTCATAATCGTTATAACGAGCAGAAATAGATGCAAGTCTAGTATCATACTTAAACGCAGATTTCTGAATGCCTAGTTTTATCCTCAATGCCAAGTCATTGAAATAATCGGGTCCATGTTGTGCAGCTTCAATTAGAGTTTCACGTATACATTGAAAATGAGTAGCAAAATCGTTATCTTCTATCATAGTATACAAAAATTGTTGCTCTAATGAATCACGACATAATGGAGCCAAAACTATAGATGCTGAAATAGGCTTAAATGACCTCTTCAAAAAAGTCAATTCCTCGACCCTCTTAGAATGACCATCCAAACCTTTAGCAGCATCAGTATAATCCTGTTCCAATATATCATTCATAATTTTACTAATCTTCTCAAATGTAAAATCCGAACCAGGTTTTGCTGAGTACACAACGTCATCACCAAAACAACGAATACAAACATTATCAATAAAACGATCTAAACCTTCATATCCAGTGATCTTAATAAAACAATACCAGTGGTATAACATATTAACAATGCAATTTATAATTGTAGTTAGTACACATCCACTAGGATTACCATGAGTATCTATATAGATAGTCTTACCAGCGATTGTGGTTGTTCGTATAACTTCATCAAGTAAAACATGCATCGTTAACTCATCAACTTCAGGATTATTTTTCCGAATTGTAGATATAATTACATCACAAGCCATTTCCATAAATTCTGGTCTTAAATTTCCATCAAATTTACCAAAATCTGCATCACCACCAACAGAAGATTTTTCACGTAAGTCATTATATAATTCAGCCCATCTTGGAGATGTCACATCAATGCCCACAGCATGAAATAACTTTCTTGCATTTTTCGTAAACTCAGTTTTAAATTTTAAGAAATATTTACGATGTAAAATAACACTTTCAAATGGAAATGCCATAAAAACTCGAGGTTTATGTCTCTTTTCCAATGGTCTAACCTCATCCTTTAAACATGTTTTCACTAAAGATAAAGTGCGATAGCCTTTTGCAGCTAACCGTTCTTTTTCAGCAACTACTTTTAAAAGATGCTCGGCTTTATCATTAAAAACTCGTGCTTCTATTAAATTTCCATGAGTATTAGTATAGGTAGTACGATTAGTATAATATTCTTTCTTTCTACCCATACCAAATGCTTCTGTATTCCATGGTACACCAGCAGAAGTTCGCATATCCAAAGGATGTGAAGCATCATCATAAATATCTCCATTTAAAATTTCATAATCTGTGCTAATTCCGAGATCCATACCATTAAAAACTTGCTCATAATATTCAGCCAATTGTTCTTTCATATTTAACAAAATTTTAGGTTCAATTACATTATGAAAAATTTTCCCATATTTCTTCGTTTGAGATACTAAAATACTAGGTCTTCCTTCATTATCTTTTTCTAAAGTATTTATTAAATCAGGTGAAAGATTCTTAATATTTAATATAGCAGGTGCCATATTTTCTTCAAACAACTTTCCATTTTTATATGGTATATCCTTAAAAGGATGAGGATGTAATTGTGTTTCTCCAGCTGGTTTTGTTAAAGTTTTAAATTCTCCAATATATTCAAAATCACCTTGAGGTAAATTTGTAGATATAAAAGGTTCTTCTACTTCTCCAATTACTGTATTCATTATATCAACAACAGGATACTTAGTTGATTTTAAATCATAAACTTCCCTACCTAAAAATATTTCTTCTCTTGCGGTAGGTACTATCAATTTATCAATTAATTCTCTTGTCAATATAGCTGAATAAGCACAATCATGAGCTCCAACAACATGGAAACCCAAAACTTTACGAATAAATTTAGTATTATAAAGTATTATAATACCACCGCAATCTCCAGCAATTGTTAAAGGAGCACTTGATTTTAATCCTGTTATCTTAAACAAACTATCATACGTTTGATTAAACTGATTGTTTAAATTAATAGTTTGTTGTAAAACAGGTTCACATTCAACAAATTGTAAAATATTAGTAGTAGGAAGGTGTTGTAAAGCATTTTGTGGTCTATTTGTCATTTGAATAATTTCATCTTCATTTAATAACTGATCATAAAAAGTTCGTGAAAAATTCTGCCCTGGTTCTACTATCCATACTGCAACATCTCGTTCTCGTTTATAACCAACTAATTTCATTTCCAAATGTTTCTCATTTACAATAGTATAAAATTTCATTGTATGTTTATTTCGAGGAACCAAATGAGCAGGTGTCACAATATAATTTCTACCATTTAATCCAAAAGGATGACCAAACAAAGCACCAGTTTTAAGATCTCCATTAACAGCATAACATTGAACAGACATTTTAGATATCTTAACAAATAATTGTCTAGCAGATAAATCATTCGTCATCTGTTCTTTACCACTGTCCATAAAGAAAACTTCTAATTTCTTCTTTTGCTTAGATCCGGGAGATGTTGTATTAAAATCATATTCTTCACTTAAAGCTAAAACATCTGCATTAAATTCCTCCCTACAGATTATCTCAGCTTCTTGTAAACAACGACGATTTTTCTTTTGTTTTAGACCATTTGGAGACACTTCTTCTTCATACACTGCTGATTCTTGTAAATGACGACGATTCCTCTTCTGTTTTAATCCATTAGGTGAAACCTCTTCTTTTAATGTATGCTTAAATGTACAAGTTTTATTATTACAATATCCTTTAGCAAACTGATAAATACATTCATCGTATGGACAAAACTCATTATTACCTAGAACCCTCTTATTTTTCTTTTGTTTTAAACCAGTGGGTGAAACTTCCTCACGACCATAGAATTTATTAGATTCTTCAACCGGACCATTGTACCATTCAATAAAATCACGTGCCAATCTTATAAATTCTCGATCATAATTATTAAGTGAGTTAATATGTAAACATTTCTTATCACATACTCCTAATATACATGCTTGACAAGTTTCTGCCTGGACAGCACACACTACAGGCCAAAGATTATTTGCATTATCCTTGGAACCATAACATATGTGTACAAGTTCATCGTACATATTATCAGAGTCACATTTTTCCTTACATGCAGCACATACTTCAGAGGCTTGGAAGGAGAAACATTTATAAACGACTAAACCAATTCCAACTGCAATCATAGGAATTAAAGGGGCTAGAGAAGCTCCTCTTATCAATAATCTTACATTTTGAAACCATTCAGGTTCATGATCAATAAAAACAGAAGCCAAGTTATGTAATGAAGAAACTACCACTAATATACTGTAATAAGTAGATCCAAAAGCATAGCCAATACAATTACTCATTTGAGCAATCACATCAACAACGACTCTAAATAAATTATTACTGTTATAGTAATAGTCTCTTATTTTACGATACCAACGCATATAAAACTGTTCATCTTGATAATCTTGTCCATCAGCTCTATCTTCACGATTAAAATTTAACTTGATATTTCCAGTGGCCATATCAAAATCTACAACAGTTCCGTTATCCATTCGAGCAACGAAAATAACATCAGCTAATTTAACATTGGTCCTTTTTATTTCTCGACATAAAATACTCAATAAATTATATGAGTCTGAAAAGAAATTTACATTACTATTATGTCCAATTAATTCTCTAAATCTACCAGTTCCTTCAGTTGTATCAGC